CCAAATTTATTTATTTCCCAATTTTTAGCTGCAAAAATTCTAACTCCTAAAAACATAAGTATAGAAACTAAGTAACCAGCTAAAGGCTTTCTATTTAGCTTATAAATTAATAAAATATTTTTTCTAAATTCATTATCTGCTTCGAATCTTGTTAATCTCTTTGTAACTTCGTTCCTGTATTGTCTATCGTGAAGATAACAAGAAAATTTATGACAAACTCCGAATAACTTTTCATAAAAACTAGAGCAATAATCCTCTGTTTCATTAAATCTAATTCCTTTTTTAATGTAATCCTCTGTTTTATAATTCTTTTCCATAGGAAATCGAGGTTGTTTAATTATTAAAATGTTTCTATGAATGGCTTAACGTCTTTGTATTGATTACACCAAGCTCCTCGAATAATTCCTTCAACAATGTGAGTGTAGTCCCCCCAAATTCTTAGACGTGTCTCTTGGTTTTCTGTAATTACGTATTCATACTGGACTGATTGAAGAGACGCTATTATCTCGTCGTCGTCAAGAAGAGTTATAAGATCTTGTTCCATCAATGCTCTTAAGTTTTCATAAAGGTCGTTCTTAAAGAGTCCTGTTGATTTTGGATTGTCTATTTTATCAGGATTCCATTCAAGAGGTCTTGTTGAGTTGTTAATTGCAACCATTTTCCTCTTAATTGATTGAACTTCTAAACAAATATCTAAAACACTTACTCCTAAACCACCTGTTCCAGCGTCGATAAATATTCTTTTGAAGTTATATTTATTATCTAACTCAATTATTTTATCTCTTGTTTCTGTAATTAGTCGCTTTGTGGTTATTATGTTTTCAACTTGAATAATTTTATTTTTTACTTTCTTAAAAATCTCAAAAGTTCCTTCATCTTCTCCCATTCTTGCAATATCACAACCAAGATAATTTATTGTTGTCTTATCGAGTTCTTCTCTCTTTCCTGTTGCACATTTATAAATTAATTCATCAGAAAACCATCTATGGAGATCAGCTACAAATTCTCCTAGATATTCTTGAGCGTATTTTTTAACACTCCATCTCTTCTTTGCTTGTTCTAATTTTTGCAATGCCTTTTCTCTTTGTTTTTCTGTCCAACTTTCACTTATTGGTCTTTCTGCAATTACTTTTTCGCTTGTTTGTGAAAATCTTGTAAAAGAATTATAAGCTTCGTCTTTATTAATGAAGACCTCATAAAACATTCCAACACTTCCGAAAGGAGTTGATAAAAGAATCTCGTCTCCTCCTGTTATTAGTAATGCTGGCTCTATTGCATCCCAGACAAGCTCTGGAATTCTACTTGCTTCATCTACATATAATCTTCCGATTGTTAAAAATCTAATTCCTAAACCGTCTTTACCTACTGGAAGGCAATAAATCTCGACACCATTTTTTAACTTAATTCTCTCTTTTGTTGGTCTATCTTTTCCGCTTGCAATTAAATTAGGAGATGTTTCAAGAAGATAATTAAGTGTTTTTGTAAATAAACCATATGCTTGACGCTCTGTTGGAGCAATCATAACTATTGGTTTACTCTTTGGATTATTAATTGCATAATCTCCAGCATCTTTAGCGCAAACTTCACTTTTTCCAATCTGTCTCCCACAACATAAAATTTTATCTCCTTTTGTTTCTAAAAACTCTAACTGCCAATCATCATAAATTATCATTTAAATTTTAATGTTGTGTGTGTTTATAAATATTTAGAAAATTTCTGTCAAGATGGGAACCCCCCCTACCCCCCCTTAAATTTTTTAAACGTCGCTTATCTAATCGCTCGCTTTGCTCGCTCTTGTCGTCTTGCACATACGACTACAGTTCCATTGGAAATCAAGGTTATAATTCTCCATAGGAAATCAAGGTTAAGACCTACATTTCCAGTGGAAACTAATCATTAAAAGGTTCGTACAAGCCTGATTGTGCGTATCTTTACACGTATAAATAGACTAAATTAGCTGTTTTCCATAAGAAATAGAGGTTAACACCTACATTTCTAGTGGAACTTTTTAACCTACATTTCCAGTGGACAGCTCCGTTACTTTCCATTCTATCGCGCTTGTTAATGAATTGTGCTTAATCCTCTAAAGAAATGTTTTGTTGTGTAAATTACTTTTACTGCGGTAAAAGTAAGACTTCTAAATACTTAAGACTTTCGTTTAGGGGGAGACTACTAATTCGAATAAAGCGCGGAGAGAGCGAAGCGAACGGAGCGCTCTATTATCTCATTAAAAACATTTAAATAGCTATTCTACTTAAATAAATTATAAAGAAAAAAACATTTATCAGGTCTTAGATGAAGAGACTGCGGTTATCTGATGAGACCACTACAACATTTTTGAGAATAGATGTGTGTTGTGCGTTATGTTTTGCAGATTGAAGCTCAATACTATTTGGGAAGCTACTCCATACGTTCTCTCTCTCCGTTTCTTTTGTGTTACTTTTCTTTACCTCTCTCTCTTAAAAGTAGCACACAACACACAAAGGTAGGTATACATTTAAATACTCTCTTTTAAATGTTTCGATTTTGTGTTTTTAGAAATATTTAAATAGTTTAATTGTGTGTGTTTTATATGTATAATTTAAGTTGTTTAGGAATTGGATTTATTATCGGAGTTGCTTTCTCTTTAATTGTTGGAGTGTGTATTTTCTTATGACTAAAAAATCTGAAAGAGCAAATGCAGTTAATCTAACTTCCACAGCTATTGAAAACGCATTTAGAAGCAATCAGAAGATAGATCATGAAAAGTTAATATATTTAATCTGTGATAAAGTAATTTGTGCTCGAAGAACTGCAATTGAATACATTAACACTGCACTTTCTAGGTTTCATTGGGAATACTACAAAGAGGGCAACATTACTTATATTAGAGAGAAGTTATTTGAAGATGGTCAATCTAAATTATCGTAAAGGTGCAGAGAAAGAACGTAAGATAGTTAATTTTCATCGTTCTAAAGGTCGTTTGGCTTTTCGTTCTGCAGGCTCTCATTCTCCAATTGATGTTTTTGTTCTTGATTTGGAATTGAAACAAATTAAATTAATTCAATCAAAACCCAAATCAATGTCTGAAAATAAAAAACAAGAAATTCTTAATTCTATTTTAAAGTTCGAGGGAGACTATAAAGTTATAGTTTCTGTTGAATAAACGAAAGATATATAAACACTAACTAACTAAGTATATCATGACAATAAAAATATTAAATAGATTTAGTGGAGAATAAATTGGAGAAATTGAAACTTTAATAGGTGCTAATTTGATAGGTGCTGATTTGAGAGGTGCTGAAGGAAAATTCATTTTTAATTTCGGAGTAAAATTAGAGGTTGTAAAAGAATGAAAACATTAAATGTTCCATTTGAAGATAGAGAATTTGAAAAGATTTTAAAAGAAAAAAATAAAAGTAAATCTTCTTGGGGAAAGTTTCTATTAAGTTTAATTGAGGGTAAGAAAAAATGACAACTAAAGAAAAACTTAAAGAACTATTGAAAGATGAATTTGAAGAATGCACTGAAGAGGAAGCAACTTCTTATAGGGATGGAGATTTCATACAAATATACACTAAATTTTTAAGTTATAGAATTTCAGATGAAGAAACAATTTATTTTAAACCAAAGCAAAAGTTTCCGATTGTTTTTGAAGGAGAAAATTTAGATTTTATTATTAGTTCAACTTTAGCTTTGAGAATTAGTTTTAAACATAAAAAATATATTTGTTCAGAAAAAGACATTGAAGCAAATAAAAAAGCATTAGATAAATGGGAGGAGTTAAGGAAATGATAATTAATAAATTTGATGTTCATAAAGCAAAGAACGTTTATAGTTGGATGATTGAGTATGAACTAGCCTATCCAAAAGCAGGGTATGATACATCATTTAAACTAACAATGAAAAGGATACTTAGCCATAGGGGAGAAATGGAGATTAAATATATTGTCACGGCAAGACGTTTAGCGTCTTGTGACTAATTAAACCATAGGAGATATAAAACAATGGAACAACAAAATCAAATTAAAAACGATAATTGGGACGATTTTTCAGGAGAATTTCTAAAAGCTTCAGATGTTACTTTTCCCTTTGTAATTGCTGTTAAGTCAATAGATTTATACAACGATTCTAAAGATAACAAACCAAAGATAGATGTAATTTTTGAGTATGCAGGTAGAGATAGAAAAATTGGACTAAACAAAACTAACATAAACTTTTGTAAATCTAATAAATTAATGCCTAGAAACTTAATTGGAAAGAAAATAACTTTTGAAAAAGTAAGGAATAGAAATCCTAAAACTGAACAATATGTCGACGCTTTCTTGATTAACAAAATTGAATAATGGAAGAACCAAATTTTCCAGTAGAAACTAGTTTTGATTCTAACACAGAGAGCATATCTTTAGAAATGACAGCTAAAGGAAGTTACAAATGGACTATAAAAGTTCGTTCTCCAACTCTTTTAGAAGCTGACGTTAAAAGATTATCTGATTTAGATACAAAACTAAAGACTAAATTTTCTAATTATTGTAAGATCTAAGTAATACAAATTTTTATTACCAGATTATTGCATAAAAATTTATTATTTTTTTTATTCTATATTTGCGACGAGAATATCAGATTTTTCTCCAGAAGTTAATAACCATTTATCTGTAGAAGCTACTCTCTGAGATTTTATTGCCGGGCTTAAATTTCCATCATTAATTGATAAATCACCGTTCACATTTGTTGCGGTTGCATTTCCAATATCGTCCACGTAAGAATTATTTTTAAAATTCCATCTATATTTTAATCCTCGCAAAACTTCAACTCCTTCTGAAACTTTTGTAATTTCATCGCTAGTTAAAAGAGTCTGAAAGAATTGAACATCTGCAATATTATTATTAAAATACATGGCCGCAGAAATTCTTTGATCGTAACCTAACTGAAAAGAGTTAGGATTTTGAACATTTCCATTATTAGCAGCATTAACCATAGTATAAGGAGCAGAAGCCGTTCCATCAGCATAACAAATTAATTCTCTGGTAGTTGAATTATATCTAGCAATAACACAATGCCATTTTCCATCAGCAACAACAACATCAGCTGCGTTGCAAATCTTTATTCCAGTAGATAATCCTCCAACTTCATACAATCCAAAATATGGTTTTCCAGAAGTGTTAATTTCAAAAACAAAATCTCTTTCTCCGTCTATTGTTATGTATCTTGACATAAAACCTTTAGAAGTTCCTAATTCATTATACTTAATACGCGCTGAAATAGTAAAATCTTTATTTGTAAAAAATAAAGTAGAATCAATTGGAAGATAAACTCTGCCATTTATTCCTTTGTAGCCCCAACATTTTAAAGCTTGTATTGGAGTATTTGTTACCTCAACGTCTCCAGCTGCCATTTATGCCTCGGTGATTGCAACTATTACAACCTGTTGTTTTTGCGGACCTATAGAAGTCATCATAAACTTTCCATTTGCTCCTGCAGTTACTCTCATTGCTGTAACTGCGGTATCAATATCTGCAGTTGAACAATTAACAATTCTAACCTCAACGTCTCCAGCTGCCATTTAAAATGCCCCCGAGGTTACTAATTCAAAAGAACCTTTACTTGCTGCAAAGAATAATTTTCCACCTGAAATAACCATACTTCCAATTTCAGCAGTTGTTAAAGTTGCTGGATTGCAAACAGGAACTACAATGACTTTTGGTCTAAGAATATCATCGCTCATTTTAAGCCCTCGTATTTGTAATTTTACAAACTCCGTTAGGAACTTGAACTTGGCAAACACCCAACTGGAATGCTCGAACTAATCTTGAAATACCTTCGTCGACTTTCTGAACAACTGTTAAAGGAACTGTGTCTTTCCAAGTCATAGCTTCTTTATCTACAATAATATAAGCGGTGTCAGCGGTAATAGCGTCAGTAACCATTATTTTTAATCCACATAATTGACCAACAACTCCATTAGCTACAACATCATACATTTTGAAAGTTGGATTTTTAATAACTTTATCGTTGTTAATTACATTTGTGTAATCAGTTCCGTTAAGAACTAAATATCCTTTTCCAATAGCTTCGATATTGTCTGCTCTAAGCATATTTATTCCATAGAGAATGTCATAAACTGGGTCTCTATTAGCAACTGTTGCAGAATCCCACTCATTTCCTGCAGTTATCGCAAAAGTATTTCCGTAATCTGCTGAAATTCTTGCTTCAATTTCTACGTCAATTGAATAAGAAACTCCTCTTCCAATTCTTAAAATAGTTCTTTGAGTTACTGGAATATTGTCTAAAATTTCATCCTCGTAAGGAATTAATCCCTCTAATCCGTACTTATCGATTATAGAACTAACCTTTGTAAAATTAACTTGTGCACTTGGGAAAGGCGCTAATCTTGGAATTCCTTTAACTGCTGAACCTGTTCCACCAGTTAATTCTGTGTTGGTCTCCCTGTAATAAGATTCTGTCCAAGCGTTAGCTGATGTTTTTGTGCAAAGAGTAATAAGTTTGTATTCTGCTAAAGCAACAGCTTTAACAATTGTATCAATATATTCCTTCCTTAAATCTTGTTCTCCAACTGAATCTGCCATTTTAGTTTAAACCTAACCTCACTCTTATTACTTCTGAAGCTGAACCTGTTTCAAGTGCTTTTCCGAATACTGCTCCTAGAGGGAAGTCAGCTTCTACACTATCTCGAATTAAATTTGCTCCTGATAAAGCGATTAAGTGTCCAAGTGTAACTGCTGAACCTGCGCATTTAATATCCCAAACTCCGTCGATAGCTGTTCCAATTTGTGTTTTTCCATCGCTTGCAACTTTTTCCTCGGTTGCTATTCCTGCAAAAATATCCGCTCCTGCACTTGCTGCTGCTGTATTTGGGTCTGCTGAAATTTTAAGAATTGTTCCTTTTGCTATTCCTGTTCCGTCGGCAACTACATATCTCGCAAATTTTGTTGGTGTTTCAATACATACTGCTTCGTCTGCCATAAACTAATTAGAATTAAAAACTATTTAAATCTTTCGTTAAACCGAATAACTTAGTGAGTAATTAGAGAAGAGTTAGGGTGAATTTAAATTTGTTCAATTCCATCTTTGTAAGCATCTTTTTTAATTCCAATTCCTGCAATCTCTATATTGTCCTTATAAATTGGCATTGGAAGAACATCGTCGCTAATTTTTGGAATTGGTTTGCTTTTTAAAATTTTTCTTAAAACAAACATAAATTTTGCTTCCCACTTATGAAACAAACTTGGTTTAATTGTCGCTAACATTTTTTCTAAATGCTCCTCGGGAAATGCAATTTCATATAATTGAATTGGTCTAACTCCAACCTGAACAACTCCTTTTGGTTTTGTATTATCGTATTCGTAAGGAAGATATTTTGCAGATAATTCGTTTACAAATCTATCTACTTCGTGTTTACATCCTCTGGTAATGATGTATAGGTGCATTGTATAAATTCCTCCAAAGATTTAATAAAAAAGTTTGCTTGCTCCAAATCTATTTCTGCTCTTTGTTTTATACTTTTCCAAGCTTTAAGTGATTCTTCCCAATCTTTTTTTTCTAATGTCATTTTACGTATCCTTCAAGTGCAGAACCTTTAACCCAATCTTTTACACCTTGTTTTATTTTTTCTTCGTGAGATAAATCTGGTTTTGCTTGGGATGTCCCACCTGAAACTCCGCCTAAAATTTGTGTATTTTTAAGCAACTCTTCTCTCTTTAAAATTTCTTCTCTTCTATCATTTTCTGCCTTAAGAGAGTTGATCATATCTTGTGATTTATCTAGAAGTGATTTTGTATCTGCTGTTTGCTGAACTGGTTTTTGATTATCTTCCATTATATTTTATCGTAATGAGGGTATTTATTTCTTTTGGGAAATCCAAAAATAAGAATTCCGCATATAAAAAAAACAATAGTAAGAAGTATTTCAAACATCATTTTTCTACCAACCCATATTTTCTACCTTTAAATTCTATTTCTTTATCTAAGCAAAAGTGTTTTGAATTTTTTCTTCTTCCATTAACACTTTCACATTTAAAAGAATTATAAGCAAATACAACAGCGTAATATGATATGTTCCAAGCTTTGATGTCATAAGCGTTGATGTTCCAAATTCCATTTTCACATCTTATATCTCCGTGAACAATTAAGTTCTCTTCAAATGTTGTGTTTTCAGTAAGGATTAAATCACCTTGTATTTCTTTTGTCATGATATACTTAGTTAGTTAGTGTTTATATATCTTTCGTTTTTATAACTTATTTATTACCTTTCCAAGAACATCTGTGTTGTTTTTTATAACTTTTTCAATTCTAAACATAAACCATCCGAGCATAATACCAGCAATTCCATAATTAAAAAGAGAATCTATTATTTCAGTTTCCATTTTCAATTTCATACTCCAACATTAATTGATTTAAAGAATCTTCGTCGACATCTCCAACTAAAGCTAAATTCATTGATTGAACATAATAATCTTTTGCTCCTCCTGAAGAATAAAAATTCTCGAATGCTTGTAAATCTTCAGTAGCGTCTTCGAATTTTAATAAATCATTTTGAGTATCTAATTTTATTTGGGAATAAGCTGAATTAATTCTCTCTAATTGTGTATTGAATGCAGAAACTGCGTCTGCTCTTACTTGAACATCATTTGTTGATTTTGCAGTCATAACTAATTTTCTTAAGTTTGTTTGACCATTAGTTAAAATACTTCTTTGAGCGTTGATGTTTTCTGTTTTCTGTTTTTTAATGTTAGAAAGAACTCCTCGTAAAACATTAGCCGCAACTGCAAGAGTTCCTATTCCTGCTCCAATAGCTGCTCCTACTGCAGTTCCTGCAATTGGAACAACAGAACCAATAGCTCCACCTGCTAAAGCCAAACCTCCTATTCCTGCTCCTGCAGTTGCAAGAGTGCTTGGAAGTGTTGAAACTGCTCCCTGAGTTAATGCCTGACCATAATCTATTGGTGTAACTTTACCTTCTTCGATTTGAACTTGTCCTGTTGATTGATCTTGTGGTATATTCTCTTGTCCAAGTTGTCCAGCTAATTCTTGATTTTTAGTTGCTTCTTCTAACGCTTTTTTATTTGCTACTTCTTCTTCTGCCTTAGTCATTCTTCCTGAGTTTATTCTTTGTATATCCCCATATGCTCTATTAATTGCTTCTCTTTTCAATTCTCCTAGGTTTTGGCTCCAGTATTCAGGATTTTCCGAGTATGCCTGCTTAATATAATTATCTGTGTCTGTATTGGTCATTAAAGAAGAAATTGGAGAATTTAATTGCTGTTGATTTGTTGCTTGTTGAGATAAAACACCTTGTCCTAAACTTCCCCCACTTGGATTTTTAATTGAAGCTTGTCTTATTGCATTTTGATTAATTGCATTAGATACTGCTATTTTTCTTAAATTATCTTGTTTTAACTTTGTTCTTTTTGCCATTTATTCTCTTCCTCCTGTAACAGCCATATCTTTAGGTTGAAATCCTGTTTGACTTGTATTCTTTTCTTCGTTGCTTGAAATGTTGTCTGATAAACTTGCAGGTCTATTAAATTTAATTCTTAATCCTACTTGATTCCATAAGTCCGATTCTAAAAGAATTTGTCGATAAGTGTAAATTGGCTCGAAAACAAGATAACCAACCTTTGAACTTCCCTCTGATAATCCGTCCGGGGATGCAATTACTCTTGGAATACCAACAGCAAGATAAAAATAATTTTCTAAGCTTTGAATCCAAGCTATCGGGTCCTGAATTACAATTTTATCGTAAGTTATGCTAACAGTTCCTTTAGGGACAATTAAAACTTCTCCGTTTTGAATTGCTGTTTTATATTGTGCCTTTAATGTTGATAACTCTGTTGTGTTTGTAGTATCAACTTCAATTATTCTTAAAGGAACTACGTTTCTATGCAAAACAATTCTATAATCTCTTCGTGCTTCTTCTAAAGCGTCAATAACCCAAGTGCACGCCTCGATAACAGATGTTCCATGCTGTTCATCTCCTATTCTATCGTTGCAAATATGCAAAATATTTTCTTTAGGAATTTTTATAAATTCTCCATTTAAAGATAAAACTTCATATCTTTTTATAATTCCATTTTGTAAAATTACTTTCATTCTTTCTGGAGAAATCGGTTTTAAGTTTAAAAGTAAACCTTTTTTGCTTCTAATTATTTCAGCGAAAGAATCTCCAACAATTAAACTCATGACAAAACAATTAAAAAATATCTCATGAGATGAATCGTTTCCCATACCTTGCAAATGATCAAGCAAAACTTTTGTTCTTGTATCGCAATTATAACCTTTACCTACGACATATATCGCTAATGTATCGATAGCTTTCTTTAACTGACCATATCTTTTGTAGTAACCCAGATATTTTGTAGCATAAGGGAAAGTTACTTCAATTTCTCCTTTTCCCATTGATACATCTAAAGCTTGTCCAGCAACAGTGTAACTATCAGCACTCCATTTAGAAGTTTCACTTGTTGCCAAGTCCGTTGTTGTTGCGTTGTTTAAACTATATTCTGCCATATTTTTTATTTTTTTTATACGTCTATCCTAAAAGGAACTCTAAATTTAAGATAAGTGAAACTTGCTCCTGATGGTGGAGTAGAGTTCATCGGGTCACAATAAATTCTCATTGTGTTTGCTGTAGCGTCGGTGTATTCGCTAGCTATCCCCTGAATAGTTAATCTAAGAATATCTCCACTTTTAAAATTTGTAATTGGGATTGCTAAAGGGACTGTGAAACTTTCATAAACATCAGTATCCGAACCTATTGTTTTTGTGTAAGTTGTAACCAAATCTGTCTCAACTCCTCCGCTAACTTTTCTAATTATTATTTTGTAATAACCGTTTTGAGTTCCCGCGTAAGAGGAATGATAACCTCCAGAAAAGTTAACTATTGCTACTCCTTTAATTGTTTTAGGAAAAGTAAAAGGCGTTAAATCAAAATCTTTATCAATCATAACTGTTCCTGCTGATGGTATTGAAACACCCTCGTTGAATACAACAGTTCCTTGGGCGTTGTAATCTGTAAAATTAATTAATATTGGTTCTACAATATTCGCTCCTCCACCTGTTGCAGAATGTGCTACAATTGCTCCGTAAAAAGTTGAATAACCGATCCCTTCTGCGATATCTGTATAAGAATAAGAGGCTATTGAACCCTCTCCACTTCTAATAAAGCTTTTTGCTTTTAATAAAGAAACCATTATGCTTCAACTCCAGTTTTGATGAAATTTCTAAATGTATTGTCTCTAATCAAATTTAAAGATTCAACTACAATTGTCCAATTTGTGTCTAGCATTGTTTGAGCTTCTGTTCTGCTGGTAAACCCAGACATGTCGTAACTTATCATAAAGAAAGCGGCTAAACTCGAAGCTAAATTAGCTAGAAAGAACTTTCCTACTGCAGTTAATCCGGTGTAATTAGTTACAAAGTCGTATCTTGCTTCAGTGCAAATAATACCTTCTGCTTGATTAATAAAACTTTGAACTAAAGTTGAAGTTACACTTGTGCTGTTGTAATTTTTTCCTGCTTTATATTGAGCTTCTAATTCTGTGCATAAAGTTATTGTCATATTTATTTATTTCCCAAATTTATTTATTTCCCAAATTTATTTATTTCCCAAATTTATTTATTTCCCAAATTTATTTATTTCCCAA